TATGGATATTAATAAGTTAAAAAAATTTGAAAAGTTACCACCAGATGTAAAAAGAGAATTAGCTTTGGTAATGGCTAAGTGGAAAGATAAGAAAAAAGAATCTCAAATTAAAAATGACTTTATGTCTTTCGTAAAACATGTATGGCCTGATTTTGTAGAAGGATCTCATCATAGAAAAGTTGCAAAAAAATTTAATGATATTGCAAATGGAAAGATTAAGCGTGTTATAATTAATATGGCACCTAGGCATACTAAATCTGAATTTGCATCTTATTTATTGCCTGCATGGATGGTAGGTAGAAATCCAAAATTAAAAATTATTCAATCTACTAACACCACAGAACTCTCTGTACGATTTGGTCGTAAAGCAAAACAACTTATGGATTCACCTGAGTACAAAGAAGTATTTCAAACAAGACTAAAAGAAGATTCTCAAGCTGCTGGTAAATGGGAAACCCAACAAGGTGGTGAATACTATGCTGCTGGTGTTGGTTCTGCAATTACTGGACGGGGTGCCGATCTATTAATTATTGACGACCCACACACTGAACAAGATGCAATGAATGCTCAAGCTCTTGAGAGAACTTATGAATGGTACACATCAGGTCCACGTCAACGTCTTCAACCTGGTGGAACGATTGTAATTGTAATGACACGTTGGAATGAAAAAGATCTTTCAGGAAGATTAATTAAAGCACAAAAAGAACCTAAAGCAGATCAATGGGAAGTAATTCAATTTCCTGCAATCATGCCAGATGGTGAACCCCTGTGGCCTGAATACTGGTCCTTAAAAGATTTAGAATCGGTTAAAGCTTCTATTCCACTTTCAAAATGGAATGCACAATACATGCAGAATCCTACTGGTGATGAAGGTGCATTGATTAAAAGGGAATGGTGGCAAAACTGGGAATCCGATACGCTTCCTACATTAGAACATGTTATTCAATCTTATGATACAGCGTTTATGAAAAAACAAACTGCGGACTTTTCTGCAATCACAACTTGGGGAGTGTTTCATCCAAATGAAGATAGTGGTCCCTGTCTCCTGTTGCTTGATGCAGTGAAGGGAAGATATGAGTTTCCTGAACTTCGTCGTATTGCTCTTGAACAATATGGATATTGGAATCCAGAAACGGTTATAGTCGAGAGTAAGGCATCAGGGCTTCCTTTGACTTATGAATTAAGAAAAATGGGTATTCCAGTAATTAACTTTACACCGAGCAAAGGAAATGATAAACATACCAGAGTTAACAGTGTTTCTCCTCTGTTTGAATCAGGGAGAATATGGGCGCCCACGGAAATGGAATTTGCACAAGAAGTGATTGAAGAATGTGCAGCGTTTCCTTATGGAGATCATGATGATTTAGTAGACTCCATGACTCAAGCAGTTATGAGGTTTAGACAAGGAGGTTTAGTTACCCATCCGGATGATTATCAAGATGAACCTTTACAACAAAAACAAAAAGTGTATTATTAGGAATGGACAAAGAATACAAACCATCAGAATTTACTGAACGAGTCAAAGAACTTATGGATAATGAGGGATTTGATTTTGGTGAAGCGGTTAAACAAGCTATGCGAGAAGAACAATCAAGAGAAAAATATGCAGACGCAGGAATGGTAGATCCAAAAAGCATTGATCCTAAAAAAATAAAACAAGCACAACAAATGATTAAGATGGGTGCAGATGTAAGTACGATTTCTAGTATTACAGAGTTATCTGAGGAACAAATAAAAAAACTTATGAAGGAAAAAGAAAAACTTGCAAAAGGAGGACGACCTGGTTATGCTAGAGGCATGGGACCAGAAGATATTCCAGAACAAGAAGAGATTCCAATTGATGAGTACCAGGATTTATTAAAATCTTTGGGAGCAGGCAGGGAACAAGAAGCAGGCATCAGGAGCCTTGAAGGTAGTAAAGTAGCATCTGCTCCAGATATAATGGCAGAAAAAAATAATCTTTCTTTAGAATTATTTAATAAACCACTTTTCGATTTAACTCCAAGAGAATTAGAAATGTTGAATGATTATATTGAATCAAAGGTAAGAGCACCAAAAGCTCCATCAATTAAAATGGCAAAAGCAGACGATGATCTTTTAAGCGAATACGATAAATATGTTTATGATATGTTAGAACAAGGTTTAGAGCCTATTTCTTTTAGACAATTTCGTGATCAAATTTTAGCTGAAGCAAGACTAGGTGTTCAAGCTGGCGGCATCACATCGGTGATGTAGAGATTTAATTATGGACTTGGTTCCAAAATCAAAACTTAATAAATTAGAAAGTATAATGAGGAAACCTTATAAAAAAGGCGGAAACTATAATCCAACAGGTAAGAATCAATATACAGCTGGTATGAGAACAGCCGAAGAAGTTCAAGCTGCTATTGACGCTGCACCTCCTAAAATTATTAAAGGAAAAGAAGTTCCTTTAACTGCAAAAGATTTAAGAGGAGAAGGAGAATATTATAAAAATAAAATAGTAACTAGAAATGAATTAGAGAGACACAAAGATAAATTAAAAATTCCTGGCAAAGGTAAACCTATTCTAGAAGAAAAAAGCAAAAAAAATATTCAAAGACAAAATGTTACTAAATTAAGATCTAGTCCTTCTGTTGAAGCAGAAATAGCAGCTCCTAAAAAAAGTAAATTAAACTTTCATCATGCTGCTTTTAAAAACACCATGACAGATTTAAAAAATTCAATGTATATTGATGGAAGTTCGAATAGACGAATGGCAAAAGTTTTTGAAGATCCATTGTTAAAAGAAATGGAAAAATTTTCTAAAGTATTTGATAGTAAGGTAAACTCAAATGCTAAGATTAAAGCCGCAGTTGAGTATTTAAAAAATGATAGAGCATTAAGACAAAAATATCCAGAGTATAAAAATTATAAAACAAGATTATCTTTTAAAAGAACTGCCTTTGAACCCGGATTCATGGTTAAAGAAAAATTACCAGATCCATCTTTAGCTATTTCTCAAGAACCAGGAATGAAATTAAAAGGAGAAACACCTTCTACTTCAAAAGGAAAAGAAATTATAAAGAAAGCTGCAGAGAAATTAAAAACTTATGGTAAATATGCAAAACAAATTGCAAGACCTGTAGCAAGATTAGCTGCACCTATCGTACCATTTGCAGGACCGGCAATGGTAGGCCTTGGAATTAGTGATGTAGCTGAAGCTGCAGAAATGGGTTATACTAGACCAGAAGAAGTAGCTGCAGCATATTTATTGGGGCCAGAAGCAGCAAGTGGATTGGCTTCATTGAAAAGTAAAATTAAAGGAAAAGAAGATGAAACAGAAGCTTTTGTACCCTAAACGTTTAACCACAACAATTCCACCTAAATCAGGACCTACGCCTCAAGGCTTGAATATTATGTATAATACTGTTAAAACAGTCAAACAATCTGGAGAAAAAAATAATGGCAGACAACAGAGACAGCGTAGACAAAGCGCTACCTAATGAACCTAGAAAAGAATTTGAACTTCCTAGTGAGCAAGAACTTCAAGAAAATTTAGTACAAGAAGTTCAAACAGAAGAACAAAGACCGGAAAATGTAGAAGTTATTGAGAATGAAGATGGCTCAGTAGAGATTAATTTAGATCCTGCAACTGCAACACCTGAAGGTGGCGATGAACATTATTCTAACTTAGCAGAATTTTTACCTGATCAAGCTTTAGCTTCATTAGCGTCCGACATTAATTCTAAATTTATGGATTATTCTTCTTCTAGAAAAGATTGGGAAAAAGCTTATACCAACGGTTTAGATTTATTAGGTTTTAAATATGATAATAGATCTGAACCATTTAAAGGAGCTTCAGGTGCAACACATCCTGTACTTGCAGAAGCGGTAACTCAGTTTCAAGCTTTAGCTTATAAAGAATTATTACCGGCAGATGGTCCTGTTCGAACACAAATTTTAGGAGTACCTACTCCAGAAAAAACAGATCAGGCAGTTCGTGTAAAAGATTTTATGAATTATCAAATTATGGATCAAATGAAAGAATATGAACCAGAATTTGATTCAATGTTATTTCACTTACCTCTCGCAGGTTCTACTTTTAAAAAAGTATACTACGATGAAGTGGAAGGACGAGCTGTATCAAAGTTCGTTCCTGCAGATGATTTAATTGTTCCGTACACAGCTACCTCATTAGATGATGCGGAAGCAATTATTCATCGTGTAAAAATTTCTGAAAACGAA